CATTTTGTTGGGCTTTAAACTGCAAGTGTGCTTCGGTAGCCTCTCTATTTCTGTCTTTCATTGATTTAAGCGACGCGTCTTTGTCGAAGCGTGGGTCTTGGTCTATGTTAAACATTTCTATTCGAGCACGCCACATGTTTTCAAACGTATCGCTTTGATTCATTTTTGTCAAATAATTTCCGAGTTGGCTGATAAACTCATCATAGTTTAATCCAACATCTAAAAAGTCTCCTAAATACCCGCAATACTTACACACACCATTTTTGTACTGCATAAGATCGCTACTACACGACAAATCTAAATCGTTTCCGCAATGTGGGCAAAAAAATACTTTCGCCATTTGTATCTACTCCCTTTGTTATAATATTATTTTGCTTATCCCCAAAGCAGTATAATATGAAAGATATTCACTACTAAGGGTGGCGGTACTTCATTTGGTGATTTAGCTATTTTTGGAGCCCAGCTTGACGATATAAAGAAAAAATATCAAGAGATGACAGCCGGTATTAACTGGGATGGTACATTTAAGAGCGGTATTACTCACGCTGCATCTTGGGGCTCCGCTGTGCGTCAAGAGATAAGTAAGGTAAAAAATAGCGCTAAAGAGACTCGAAAAGAACTTGCTGCAATGATAAGCGAGTCTGTTGATTTAGAGACTGATGCCGGGAAAAAGAATAAGAATGACATCCTTGCATTCGCAAATGCTAAAACTCCTGAGCAGACTATTGAGCTTTATGATAAAATGAGTAAGTCTGCGCAGGATTACGTTGATTCCTGCAAGGGTGGAGAAGCAACTTGGGAAGGCTTTGTAGAGTACCAGAAGAAGATGGGCTCTCAACTGAAAGTCACCGGCGTTGAATCAAAACTCGCCGCCGTCGGACTCAATATCTTCAAAGCCGCCGCGGGTATGCTTGTCACTGTTGTTGCTCAGTTCGCTATTCAGAAGCTGATTGAGGGGCTTGACTATCTTATCCATATGCAGGATAAGCTTGATGAAAAAGCTGAAGCGTCTCGCACTCAATACAAGGAAACAACTGAAGAGTTGAACAATCAGGAGGAGGCGTTAAAGAAGGTAAAAGATCGCCTCGTCGAGCTTGAAGCGATAAAGAATCCGTCGCTGGCGGATAAGGCTGAGACTGAAGAGCTTAAAAAACAAAACGAAGAGCTGTCGCTTCAGATTGAGTATTATAAGAAGAAGCAAGAAATCGAAGAAGAACAGGCGCGCAAGGACGACGAAAAGGCGTGGGGCTGGTATACCCATTATAAAGATGAAAATAGCGCACGGCGAACTTATTTTAAATCTGAATACAACCTTTATGGCGAGTCAAGCTATGATAAAGATTTAGCAACCCTGAAGCAACTCAATAAGGCAAAAGAGGAATACAACAACCTCTATAAACAAGGTTATGATTTAGAGACACTCTCTTCGGAGAAAGCACGTCTTGAGAAAGAAATCGCAGATCTTGAAGCCTCTCTTTCAAAATCTGTTACAAAGGTCGAAAAATATCAAAATCCTGAAGCGATTGAGTTTGCTGAAAAAATGAAGTTTGCGCTTCTCGATGCAGACCAAAAGGCTGAGGCTCTTCATACAAAGCTCTCAAGTATTGCCGTTAACGACAGTGCAGTATCTGAACTTGAGCGAGTCGCTCGCTATGTGGGTGACGACAAGAGCTCAAAGAGCATGAAAGACTTTGAAAAAGCTTTGCATAAAGCTATCCCGGATAAAGAAGAGTACGATGCTTTTGTTGAATTTGCGGGTGGTATAGATGCCCTTGCCGCAAGCTTTGGCAACTCCACGGCGGCTACTGATGAATACGCTCAAACCGTTAGTGAGATGCAAGACCTTGCAGACCTCAGCAAAATTTTTGGCAACTGGGAGGACGCCTCCGATGAAGCAAAAGAGTCTATAAATAAGTTCTTATCTCTCACGGGCGATGAGTTCCGCTCTCAGTTTGAAGATAAATTTGGTGGTCTTTCAGATGAAGTACAGGACTTCCTGTCTTCGGTTTTCCAGATTGACGGTATAGACTCTTCTCAAATTTTTGAGTTCTTTGGTTCAATTGGTGAGATAGCCCAAGAGTTCGTTAATGAAAGCGAGAGAGTTTCGGAAAGCTATTCAAAAGCAGCCGATAATTTGTCAACCTCTTTTGGTAAGAGTTTGGACGGCGTGTCGGGCAATATAGACTCAGCTAAAGAGTTGTCTACCGCCATGACTGCGGTTAAAGCCACTTACGATGATTTAACTGCGGCTATGGAAGAGCAAAACAATACGGGCGAAATATCGCTACAAACATATCTGTCTCTTATTGAAAAGAACTCTAAATATGCAGAAGTTTTGGAAATTGATGAGACTGGCGCGATACACTTAGCTACTGATGCTCGCAAAAAAATGGTTATGACACAAATCCAAGCCATTCAAACGAGTATTCAAGAAGAGATAAATTTAAAGCAAAGCCAGTTAGCGATGTACAAATTCAGAGGTACATTAGCGGTTTTGTCTCAGGCTATATTCGATGACGCGATAAAACCGAGCATTAAATTTGCTGCCGTACTTAATGTCCTTAAGCAAGCTCTCGCTCAAATAAAAGCCGGTAAGTTCACTACTATGAACTTCTCTAATATGTTTGAGTCAGAGGTCAACAAAATGTTGGCACAGGCTGGCAAGAGCTCTTCCGATTATAATAACAAATACGCTGATAACGTAAAGAATCTTCAGTCGGAGATAAGTCAGCTCGAAAAATACAAGGCAAATGTCGGACGTATTCAAAACGTCGGTGATTTTAACACCTACTACAGCGGTGGGTCTTCTAAATCTAAGTCCTCGTCTTCCTCATCTTCTTCCTCTTCATCTTCCAGCGACCCGCGCCTTAAAGCGTGGAACGAGATGTTGGCTGTTAAGAAGCACCAGCTCGAAATGGATCAGATTACCGAAGAGCAATACTACGCTTGGCTTGAAGCTAACTACAAGAAGCAGCTTAATAACCGAAAGAAGTATGCTGAAGAGTGGCGCAAGTACGAAGAGGAAATCTACAAGTGGAAGAAGCAGAAACGCCTCGACGACTGGAATGAAGCTGTTGACCTCAAGAAGCATGAGCTTGAAATGGGTAAAATCGATGAGGGCGAGTATTACGCATGGCTCGCGGCGAACTACAAGAAATACCTCAGCGATAAGACCAAATACGCCGAAGAGTGGCGTGAAAATGAAGAGGCTATACACAAGTTTGAGGAACAACAGGCTAAGGATTCACAGGACGCCCTTGAAGACCTTATCGATCTTCGCATTGATATGCTCAAGCAGGAGAAGAACAACGAGAAAGATGTTCTCAAAGAGCGTCAAGATAATGTGAAAGATTTCTACGACAAACAGCGCGACCTCCTCAAGGAACACTACGACCAGATAGACAAAGAGGAAGAGCGCCGCGAGAAGCGTAAGAAGGTTACAGATATACAGGCGGAGTTGCTTGAACTCGAAGCAGACGACTCCGTTGAAGCGCAGAAGCGCCGTCTCGAACTTGAAGAGAGTCTCTCCGACGCTAAGAAAGACTTAAACGACTTTGAGCGCGATGAGGAACTCGACAAGGCTGAGAAAATGTACGACGACCTCGAAGAGATGCAGACGCAGTATTACGAGAAGCAAATAGAAGCTATTGAGGACTACCTTGACAACGCCTATGAGCTTCGTCAGCAAGCCATCAAAGACTTGCAGAACGGTAATGCTCAACTGTATCAGGAGATGATTGAGTACAATCGTCAGTATGGGTTAATACAATGGCTCACGCATAGAGCGATCTGTGCGAAAAACTACACATATATGCGAGGACACCCTAAAGCCCTGCACCAAAACAAAAGAGTTGAGATGCCTAAGTGGTATGGTGCGAAAGCAGAAAGAACGCAGGGATGGCATATGGTTAAATCCTAAGTGCTAACGCCAATGGGAAATTCGCAGGGAAAGTTTAAAACAGGACTGCCCTCAACGACCAGAACGCAAGTTCGTACACCGCAAGCTAATGGCGGTGGAAAAGTGTAGCTCTTATATAAAAATATAAGATGAAGATATGGTCTGCTCTCATATGAAAGTATGAGGATATATTGGCAATATCATTTGCGCGTTGCGAGCGCAAGTAAACAAAATAACCTATCTTGACCCGGTTTTGCCGGGTTTTTATTATTTTGAAATAAAGGAAGTGTATCTTGGATTTTCCTAAGTCAAGTGGAATTTATCTAATAAAAAACATTCAAAATGGAAAATGCTATATAGGTCAGTCACAGAATATTTACCGAAGAATCGGAGCCCACAAAAGGTTGCTAAGATCGAATAAACACCACAACTATGCTCTCCAAAAAGAATGGAATAAATACGGACAAGAATCTTTTGACTTTAGTGTTGTTGAGCTTTGTGATATCTCTATTCTTAACGAGCGAGAAATTTATTATATCAAGGTTTTTAACGCTTATCAAGATGGATATAATTATGACGAAGGCGGAAACACTCATCGTGGATATGTTATATCTGAAGAAACCCGAGCAAAAATGCGGGCTCACCATCACGATGTGAGCGGTAAAAATAATCCGATGTATGGAGTAAGTCTATACGATATCCTCAATGAAGAGGAAATAGCCATGTGGAAGCACAGAATCTCCATGGCGAATAAAGGAGAAAAGAACCATTTCTTTGGCAAGACGCTTTCTCCCGAGGCTAAGGCAAAGATATCGGCAGCAAACAAAGGACGTTTGTGCGGTGCTAAAAACCCCAATTACGGAAAAACTCAAGAAGAAATATTCGGTAAAAACATTAAGGCAATTCTGAAAATATATCAAGAGAAAGCTGTGAGAGGCAACAACCCGAACGCTCGCCCGGTGGTCTTACTAAATACAAAAGAAATTTTTGACTGTATTGAAGATGCTGCGGATAAATACGACGCACACCGGTCGAGTATTTCGTCATGTTGCGCGAATAGAACTTATTCGGCTGGCGTGTTGGATAATGAACGTCTTGTCTGGGCTTATCTTGATGATTACAATAGTATGTCAGAAGAGGATATATCTAACAAAATAAAACAAGCTCAAGGAAGAATGTGCGGAGAAAACCACCCTCGCGCACGGGGTGTTATATGTCTAACTACTGGCTTAATCTTTAAAACTGCCAAGGAGGCTGCTGATTATTATAACACAGATAACAGTACAATAGGCAAGGTGTGTAAGGGTAAAGCAAAATCAAGTGGCGTAGATCCTATATCCCAGCAGCCATTGCGCTGGATGTATTGCAAAGACTACTTAAGCGACCAAGCCAATCAAGCAACTTCTGCTTGAGGTCGTGATAAAAAATAAGATAGGTTATTATAGGCAGGAATCGATGCGGATGTCACTGCCAAGTGGGAAGCCGCATACGAGGCTCTTAACCGTTACAATAGTCTACTCGACGACAACTACGGCATGAAGCTCGACAATATGACGGGCTACAACAAGGGTAAGTATGAGACCGCCGCCGAGCGTGAAGCTCGCGAGAGGGCAACCCAGAGAACGAGTGCAAAAGATGCGGCGCGAACCATCGCTAAAAATGCGGGCAAGTCCAGCGGTTCTTCTAATACAAGTCGGAAGTCTGGACCCAACCGTGGCGATAAGGTGACTATCAAGAAATCAGCAACGCACTTCTCTTCTCAAAGCGGCAACGCAAAAATGGCATCTCATGTCCCCGGAGGCAAGTATACCGTTTATCAGGTCAAGGGCAACCAAGTCCTCATAGGCGTTAACGGCGCGTATACCGGTTGGGTGTGGAAGTCTGATATTCAAGGTTACGCTACGGGTACTCCCTATGCCAAAGGCGGTATAGCCAACATTGACGAAAAGGGTCTTGAGCTTATACTCGGCTCCCCCGACAAGGGTCGCTACAAGTTCCTCAATGACGGCGACAAGGTGTTCAACGCCAAGGCAAGTGAGTTTCTTTACAAGTGGGCTAATCAGCCCGGTGAGGTGCTCAGCTCAATGATTAAGTCTCTGTCTGCTGCGTCGTCCGTGTCTATAGCGTCTCCGTGTAATATTACAGTCGGCGACGTTGTTATTAATGGATCGGCTGACGAGAAGACGGTTGGCGAGCTGCGTAGAGCTCACAAGCAAATCGTTACAGATATTCTTAATGAGTTTAAGAAAATGAAAAAATAATTTTCTATAAGCTGATTATATCACACTCCAAAACAATGTCAAGCATATAACGGGGAGATATTTTCATAAATATTTCCCTGTTTATTATGCGGTTGTCATTTTTGTATAAATGTGATATGATATAAATGAAAGGAAGTGGGCAAATGGAGAAAGCTGTTAATGTGGCTCAGTATATTTATGAAGAGTACAAGAAAATTGCACAGAGCAATATAGACAATATGAAGCTTCAAAAGCTCTTATATTTTGCGCAGAGAGAATCCATTGCCGTCACGGGCGTTCCTATGTTCAGCGATAATCTTGAAGGATGGCGATATGGTCCCGTGTGCCATGAGGTTTGGTCTTTCTTTGCGGAACACGGTATACCGGGCGGCGATAGCCGCATATCTGACGAGGCTAAGTATATAATCAACAACGTTATTCAGGAATATGGTTCTTTGGAGTCGTGGAAACTAAGCGAGATGTCGCATCGCGAGATATCTTGGCAAAACGCTCGCAAAGGATTAAGTGATGGTGAAAATGGCAATGTTCCGCTGAAGCTTGACGATATACGGATCGATGCCCAAAAAGTCCGCCCATACGATTATGTATGGGATATGTACTACGATGAATTTGAGGATGCTTAAATAGATGCTTGGGTGGATATGCTCTTCTACAACCCCATATTATGATATAAAAACTGGTCGTAATGCTTTTAAACAAAGACCGGTTTTGGTTATTAGTGAGTTAATAAATAATGATTATACAGTTCTACCAATATCCACAGTGTCTAAGAGAGAAAATCTACACTTCTTCTATGACATAAAAGTTGAGCCCATGCTCTACCCAAGATTAAGATTAAGCAAAGAGTCGTTTATCCGCGTACACAAACAAACAACGGTTCATCGAGCTGCTGTTGTTAGAAAGATTAGCAATCTAAAAACCGAATACCCAGACCTCTATTCGCTCGTTTTAGAAAGGCTGTCTGAGTACAATACAAATCTTGTAAGCAATGCAAAATAAATCAATTAGACCGTCGTTATGGCAACGACGGTCTTTTTATATAACAAAAAATCTGCGTACAAATAATCAAAACTGTATGCAGATTTTATTATTTTTAGAAAGGGGCGAGTCAATATTTATCTGTTAGGAAATAGGTTCATTTATGACGGAGTTAACTCGTCGCGTTATAATCTTTCAATTCTGCGAATTGATACAGATGGGCTTACTTCGGCGGAGGGTTCTGTGGAATACTCGTCGTCGTTCTTTCCTGCGCAGAATAAAAGATATATTACAGGAGTCTCCCGCGAGAGCGCTCCGCTTGAGTTCGAGGTCGAGATAATCGGCGAAGAGGGGTATTGTTCTGTACATGAGCGAGCTATAAAGAATTGGCTCTTCAACTCCCCTACCTTCAAAGAGCTCTATATAGACCCCGAGGACGACAAAGAAGCCGAGTATGTGAGCGGTACAATAAAAAGACAATATCTTGAGTGCGTATTCTGTAACCCTGAGAAAATTGAATACGCCGAGGGTACTGTCGGCTGGCGTTGTACTTGTATGTGCTCATCCACAATGGCTATACAGGAAAAAGTGGAGGTCACAGCCACCTCTTTCAGCTCGGATATAACGCTTAATGTTGATACGGACATACAGGATTACGTCTATCCGTATCTTGTTATCACCTGCGGCAACACAAAAGCGGATGTGACTATAACGAACAAAAGCGATAACAATCGTGCTATGCAGATTAAAGATGCAACGGCAAAGGCTGTGTTGTACGCCGATTGTGCTATAGGAACGATTGTGAACGACGCCAATGCCGAGTATTACAACAAGCTTGTCAATCAGCATTTCTTGAGGCTTGTTCCGGGCGAGAATATCATCTCTGTTACCGGCGGTGTGTCGTCGGTAAAGTTTACTTGGAATAATGCGAGGTGGATGACGTGATAGCAAGGTTTGACAAATTCAAACGCTTCGAGACTCCCCTGCTCACGGTGTGCAACCCCGGCAGTTATGTGACTTCAGATAATTTACTTACCAATTCGGTGTGCGCGTTGCCGTATGCCAAAGATATAGATGCTACCCTCAATTTTGGCTCTCTCTCTGAGTTAGCCTTTACTCTTCCGCTTATCGACGAAAGGGTGCGTAATACCTATAGTGACATCGAAACTGGAAGATATATATACGCCTCGGACATTGGATATTTCATAATAGACAGTGTTGAAGACTCGTTCTCCCAAGAGGGACGAGTAAAAGAGATATCCTGTGTGTCCGTTGAGCGTGAGCTTGAGGAGCTTGAAGCGCCGTTCTATAAGGCGGGTGTTTATCCGCTGATATCTAATGATACCAAAGACGGCGTGTTAACCCTTGCTATAGCTAAATGTCCGTCGTGGTCTCTCGACCATATAGACGACAAGGTTAAGGCTCGTAGTAGATATTTTGAGATCGCAGAGTCTACGAGCATATACGAGTTCTTTATGAACGACTTGCAGGACAAGTTCGATTGTGTGTTCTGCTACGACATAATTAACCGCAAGATATCTGTATATGATAGAGCTGCCTACGCCGACCAACACCTTACAAGCATTCATCTTGCAAGGAACAATATTATTGAGGGGCTTGATATTTCGCAGGACTACGACGACCTCTACACGGCGTTAAGTGTTACCGGCGACGAGAATATGAGTATTCGCCGAGTTAACCCTATCGGTACAACTGTTATTTACGACTTCACATACCATAAACATTGGATGTCTCCTGAATTACAGGACGCGGTTACGCGCTGGGAAGCAAAAATTGCCTCAGTGGAAGAAAGTTATGTAGCTCTCAACAGAGAGTATTACAACCAGTATCTCGCTATGAGCGAAACGCAGATGGATATAGACAAGCTGAATACTCAGATTGATATCTATTACACCTGTCGTGATTGTATTCTTTCCGGCACGATAAGCTCAAAGAAGACATCACTGCTTAGCCAGCTCAAAAAGAGTGGTGCGGTTGGCGACGACGCGACTACGGATGCTGTGCCCGTCGCTCTTGCAACTGTTAATGCCAAAATCGCAGAATTATCTATAGCTAAGGCGCAGAAGCAGACGCTATATAATTCTCAAAAATCACAAGCAGACGCAACTAAAGCTCAGATAGATGCTATTCAGGCGGCGTGTAGCTTGTCTACGACCGCAAGAGACGTCAACGGCAAAGTCATATTTACGGACGAGCTTCTTCGTGAGTTGTCTGCCTATATAAAGCAAGCCGATTACACCGACGACAATATCACTAAGACGGATATTATGTCTCAGGATGAGATATTTGACTGGTGTGTTGAACTTATGAAACGAGCCAAAACTCAGCTTTCTAAAATTTCAACACCTAACAGAAAGTTTGAAGTCACAACTCGTTCATTTATTTTCTCACAGCAATTTGCCTCATTTACTTCACAACTTGAGAACGGCTGTATAGTGACCGCAGAAGTAGACGACGACCAATTTGAGCAACTGCACTTGCTCACTATAGACATAGATTTTGAGTCCAAAACCATATCTCTAACCTTTGGTAACAAATACAATCAGTATGACCCGAGGTCGTTGTTTGATGATGTGTTCGGCGATGTATCAAAGTCAAAGGCTACCTTGCAGTACGTCACAGGCATAGTCGAAGATATGTCTAAGCAGGTCAGCGATGCTTCCAAGTGGATCGACGAGGCTCTGATGCTTACAAAAGACAAAGCTCTCTCGGCTAAAAATCAAGAAGTTATCATAGACGACGGCGGCTATCTCGGTCGCTTGCGTAAAACACAAAAGGACGCGCAGGGTATGGATGCTCTCGACGCCGACGGCAACCCTATCTTTCTTACGGATTCACAGGGTAATCCTATATACGACGGCGAACAGCTCCGCATTGTTAACAATTGTATAGTCTTTACTGACGATGGGTGGGAGACGGCTAAAACAGCTGTCGGCAAACTGTATCTCGGGAAAGACAAAAGCGGCAATGATGTTTACAAGTACGGCGTAGCCGGAGATGTCATTATAGGTAAGATTATAGCTGGTAACAACCTTATTATAGCTGGTGGTTCTGAAGAAAACGGAGACTACAGCGTAACTATAGATGATAAAGGACTTGCGATTAACAACGGTGATATTCTTATTAAAGACCCGAACGGCAAGAAAGTGTTCGGCGTGGAAGACGGACAGATGTATTTGGACGGCAGTATTGTGGCTACGGGTAGTTTGTCCATAGACTCCATTGCAGTCGGTGACTACACAAACTATATTAACCTAAGCGAAGAAACTGCTGATGTGTACGGATTCAAGTCAGCCGCTGAGTACGCCGCCGAGGCGGCTCATAAAGCGTATATAAATGAGCGCTGGCTTACTCCTATCTCCTACCCTACCACTTCGCCGTACTTCACTTATATCAGTAAATCATATCCGTGTAAGATTGGCGACTCGTTCAGGATCACAGGCAATGTGTATAGTCGAGCATATCACAACAATTCGTTGGATGTTAAGATAGCTCTTGTTGTTACTGTGCGTAATGCTCAAGGCGTAGAGAGCAAGAAAAACATATATTCTGATAAAGTGCCGCTTTCAAGCGGTGGCTATACGACGCTCAATAGCACAGTTACTATTGACACTAAAAGCCTTGAAAGCACCGCACTTACTCCGGTTAATTTCTCTATTGCTATAGCTACATTTGTCAAAGACACTTCTACTAAGACTAATGTTACTGCGGGTTGGTACGCAGTTAACAACCTTGAGGTTCGTAGAGCTTCTGCGGGTGAAATAACTGCGGGTCTGCTTAAATCAAAAGACGGCGAGACTTATATTAACCTTGATACCGGTGACGCGCAGCTCACGGGTACGGTTAGAGTTAAGGGCGCTAACTACGACGTGTGGCTGAAGAGTGAAACGGTAGATGGAGAAACAGAGGTTGGTCTTTATTTAACCAAGACAGATGGTTCAGATACTAATGGCAGAGTTGTCCTTTATGAAGATACCTCCGGAGATACTTGCGTAGCTATAGCCGGGGAAACAATAGTAATCGGCGCAACAAGCAGTGATAGTAATTTTGCTAATAATCTATTATTACAGAGTACAGGTTATTTAAGTATACAGGCGACAAATAATATAGTAATTCAATCTCTCGGATTTACGAGTAATAAAACCGCAAAGGGTGGAAGGGTAACAATTTCTTGCCCTAACGGTTTTAATGTAACTTGCGAAGGCGAAACCACAGCCAATACAGGAAAAATTAATTATAATAAAATTAATGCCTTGTGGGAGATTAACCCCGCTATCAAAACGGGGGTTCTGAAAGCGACATCGGGTGTTTATGTTAAGGGGGTAGAAATAGGTTCGTACCCTGAGCTTTGGACGAGTTCTGGATCATTTATGGGCGGAGACCAAAGAGCTTCCTTAGCCCAAAATGTTTCAGCTATGCCTAACGGGATTGTTCTTGTGTGGAGTGCGTATACAGACAAAGCAGAAGATTATTGCTGGAATTACACTTTCATTCCTAAAGAACACGTTAAAAATCGAAATGGAGATGGCGTGTCGGTATTTCTTGCTGGAAGTGCAAGCTTTAAATATGTAGCACTTAAATATATATATGTTTGGGATAACGAGGTTTTGGGAATCTCGCTAAATACTGCCAACGCCACTATTGGCGGCATACAGTCTACACCCCAAAAGTTTGTTCTGCGCAAGATTATAGGTGTATAACCCAACACGAATAAAAGGAGCTTATATAAATGACAATAGAAAATGCTTACAGAGCCCGTGTGGCTCTTAATAAAATAAGTTGTAATGCTATGCCCGCTAAAACGGCATACAAAATCTCAAAGCTGTACAGCGCCCTGAAGGACGACGCTGATTTCTATACAGAGCGTCTCTCTCAGATAATTGAGCAGTACGGAGAGAAAGACGAGAGTGGCAAACCCGTCATAAGCGGTAGTGGTTACAAAATCCAAAAGGACAAGACGGACGAGTGTACCGCCGCCATTAAAGAGCTTAGCGAGATAGAGGCTGCTATACCCGACGCAAAGATTTATTTGTCGGAGCTTGATGGAGTCGAACTCTCCCCCGACGACATAGCCGCAATCTATGACTTTATTGAAGAGGATTGAGGATTGATGCTATTTGCGTGAAATCTACATAAACGCCGAATATCCCAACACGCAAGAAGTGGTGTGGGGGTACGATGGCGAAAACAATAGTGCAGACCTAAAAATAAAACTCCCCGATTTTATGGTCGGGGAGAAGTTCAATTACACGGTTCATTTTAAAGACGCCTTCAACAAAGAGTCATCTGTTGGTGCGACGGCAACCGACGGTGTGTGTTCTGTATTGCTTACAAAAAGTTTAGCTGTTGGCGGACGACTGAAAGTACAGGTCGTCGGAGTTAGCCCTAAGACGGCTACGACGGGTGTATATAAAGTAAAAGCCCCTAAGTCAGCAGAGAAAATCAGACTTGTGATAAGCTCGCAAACTATCACTTTGGCAAAAAAAGACTCAAGGGTTCTATCTGTTGATGAGTTTGAAAATTATGATATATGGACGCTCAAATTTAAGATTAATGACGGAGCATATGTCGTAGAAGCTAAGTACGGGGTGGAGTGGGTTGCAACTGATAGCGTTCTACTCGTTGCAAATGAACAAGTAGTCAAGACACCCGTCTTGACTTTA